TAGTAACTTGGCAATTGTAAGGCCATCAGATTGGTTGCTTGTTGCAAATTTGCTTGCAGTTGGCAATGCAGTAGACGTGCTACCAGTTGTGCCAGTGAAAGCAGTTCCACCAAGAGCCGAGATAACTACGTCATCTATTGATCTGTTCATCGCAGCTGCCGCAGCTTTTGCGTAGCTAGATGTTGGATCAATAAGCATGCGTACTTTATCGACATCATCGATAAGGTCAGCAAAGACATAATCTTCAAGGCTTACTCTTCTGCGTGCGTGAGGCGTATCAATCTGTGGAGTGTCCGCATGACGAGTGGTTTTAAGCTGTGCAGCTACAGAACCGATTTGCTCGAAAAATGCATTTTTTCCAGTGATTGTTTCAACATCAACAGCACTACGAAGTTGTGAGCCCATTTGTTGGCTCAACATTTGTACGTTAGCCGAATATTGTTCGACAAACGCAGTCGTAATTTGAGAACTCATAGTTTCTCTCCTTCTGTGTTATGTTAAGTTATTAAAAATTTCAGAAAGTTATCCTCACGGGTTCTCTTACAATTTACGATTGCTACTCGGCTAATCTATTCTTAGCAGTCAAGTGAAGTCCTAACTTGTCGGATTATTCCACTAAATCTGGATGTGCCATCTGCCGTAATTGAAAAACCTCATCCACTGCGTTTTGGTGTTGTGGATGTTGTTTATCCCAATATGGTGAATTGGGAGCAGTTAGCGTATTAATTTCTTTTTGTGCATCTGCTGGTGTCATTGCATTTGGTGTTTGCACTTCTTCAAAACTATCTTCTGCAAAGTTTTTAGATAGCTCAACTAATGATTTTATAAATTGTGGATTGTCTCCCACAAGTGATCCATCATTTAGTTTAACTGTAGCAAACTCTTCTCCAAAATATTTTTGAAACACCTGGTTAGCAGATTGTAAGTTTTTGTCATAAGCTAGTCCGTACTCTTTACGCAATCCGACTTCAGCTGCTGATCTTAAATTTTCTTCAGCTGCTGCACTGCTGGCAATAGTTTCCTGTTCCATGTTGGAATACCAGTCCATTAATTTTTGTGCTTGTACATTGTTAAGGCCAGCTGCATGAGCAACTTCTTTATAGCCAGGCAATAAACTTTCAACTGACTCTGATTCAGTAGCATAATTAATTTCATATTGATCTGCTGCTTCAGGTCTACCTAGCTTACTATAGATTTCACTCCAATCATTGTCTGTTGAGTGTTGATTTGGTAATCCAATCTTATCAGCTCCAACCATGCGTTGTGCATGAACGTAGCCTTTAGCTAATTGATTAACATCTTTAATATTAGCTAATGATGCTTCACTTCTTATATCTTCAGGTAAAGTATCAATAAAATTAATTGGTTCCGATGATGTAGTTTCAGATTGCGTGGGAGTTTGTTGTTCCTCGGCAACAGTTGTCTGTTCTTCTACCATTATTTACTCCTTGTAATTGATCATATTATTTACAAACAAAAGAACTGATCGTGTTCCTTCGTTAAAAGCAGATTGATTGGCATCTCCTGGCACATTAGTAGTGCTAGCTACAAAGCATCTTCTTGATAAATCTTTCAATACTTCTATACCTTCATCAGATCCAAAAACCATTTGATAACTTTCAGCTAGTTTTTTTGCTGCTGCTAATTGTTCTTTATTCTGATTTTGTTGCTCATCAGACATAATTTATTCTCCTTGTTGTAGTTGTTTTAACATTGGAGCTGCCTGTCCAGCTGCTTGGGCCGCTTCCATTACTTCTTTTTGTTGTCTTACCTCAGCTTCGGCTTTTTGACGTTCTTCTCTTACTTGAGTTATTTCATCGTTAGAACGCAAAACTTTTCTTGGTACCCCTAATACGTCAGTTATGTGACGTACCAACATGTCAGGATCAATATGATCCATAACAGGTAATTGGTTAGATAGTGGTCCAATCATTTCCATAGTACGCATAATAGCTTGCACATCACCTTGACGTTGTGATCGAGCTAATGGTGATACATACTCAATATCAATAGTTTGTCCCTGTAATTGTTGAGGTGGTGTTGGCAAATAATTATTACGCAATAAAATATTAAATACACGGTCAATCAATGGTCGTAACATTTCAGATTGTAATCGACCTAGCACTGGAGCTAGCATACGCATCTTCTCTTCGTTACGTTGCATAACTTCAGTAGCAGTCATTCTTTGGTTTTGCTCTGATATTAATTGATCAATAAAATAAGTTTGTTGAATTGATTTTCTACGTTGTTCTTCTAAATTTAAACCTACAGGTGTGTTAGCTCCAATATTTAATGGTTCAATTCGATCACGACTACCTGATCGATAAAAATTTAATCCTCCAGGCTGAGTTCTAACTGGTAACACAAAACTATCATCAGGCACGAGTAGGGGTGGATCGACCATTTTTTGTGCAGCTTTAATCGTAGTCTCAGACATTTTGTTGAGCATCTTAATATCAGGCAAAGCTGACATTGATGGTGAACGACCATAAGTTTCACTAGATGATTTTAACCAACGTGGAACTACATAAGGAAACTCCATGTAACCTGACTCAGATATGATTACGTTATCGTCTTTATGATAATATACTGATTTAAATGGCATAGCCTTTACGTCAGCTTTTAATGGATTGTAGTCAGCATTAGGTTTGACGCAATGATGTATTACCACTTCTTCAAATGGATTTTCTTCTGCTTTTTTTAATATTTCTTTCGGTAAATCTTTTCCAAATTGACCAACCGCAGCTCGTGCTGTTATTTTAAATTCACGGTGTACAGTATCAACAATACCTTTAAAATTTTCTGACGCATAAACTTCTTTTATGTGTCTAGTGCTAAAGCGTATTACATTATCAGAATCACTTTCTATCAGCATGCAAGCTGTGCCAAATGAAACTAGGTCTGTATAGACTTCGTGTATTTCTTGTTGAAAGTTAGAACGTGCAAATACTGTATATAAAGTACGAGTAGCTTCTTCTAGCCATTCTAAGCTTTCTTCATCGTTGGCCATTCTTTCATCTTTATAACGCATATCAAACCAGGGAGAAGCTGCGTTGGTGAGCATGCCATGTAATGAAGATGATAGGAGTTCAAGTGCGTGAAGTGCTGTGCCGTCATAAATAAATTCGGTTCTTTTATCACCCTTGCTTCTTGACTTTGTAACATCGGCACGTCTTGGTAAACAGTAATCAGCAATCTCTTGCCAATGACTTTCCCAGTTTTGCCGTTGTGTTTTTAACTTATTAAACTCTTGAGTATATTCTGTAGCTTTTACCATATTAATAACCTTGTAATGTTTTTTTGCCTTGTTTTAGTGAGTTCATGCCAAACATATTATTAAACTCTGTAAACACTCGACCTTGTTTTTTTTTAGGACGAAAACTTTTTTCTGCATCAACCGCTGACTCTAATTTAATTAAATTAGTTATAGGGGCATTTAGTAGTGTGGGTTTATACATTTCGTGTCATACCAGGTCTACTAATTCTAGGCCCAGTTAATCCAGGACCACCAACCACATAATCTCTTTCTAGTGGTTTTCTGATAGTACCTCTAACACCTCTTTGATTGCCTACTAGTGGTTTACCTTTTTCTAGTTTTCTACGTTTGATGTTCAATGGTGCCATGCCACTAGTTAAAATTGTTTTGATTGGATCAGGATCTATATCCTCGTCAGCATCGGTGTAATTAATTTTGCTAGCCTTTACTTCTTCCTCTTTCTCTTCTTCTTCTTCTTCCTCTACTGGTGGTATTATAGGATCTACTGGATCTTTACCTCCACCTCCTGGTGGACGTGTAATTTCACCAATATTAGGACGTACATTTTTTTTCTCTTCTTCTGCTTTTTTTATTTCTGCTAATCTTGCAGCTTCTTCTGCAGAAGCTATCCTTGCATCTTCCCTTCTTTTAGCCGCAGCTTCATCTTCAGCTTTCTTTCTTGCTGCATCAACGGCAGCTTTGTCTGCTGCTATCTCAGCTGCTAATCTATCAGCTTCTTCTTTTTTTCTACGAGCTGCATCAACAGCAGCTTTTTCTTCTGCTATTTCTGCTGCTAGACGTTCTGCTTCGGCCTTTCTGTTGGCTTCTGCTACAGCCTCAGCTCTTGCTTTATCTACAGCAGCCTTTTCTTCTGCTTGTTCTTTTGCCAACGCTTCAGCTTCTGCTTTTCTGTTGGCTGCTGCTACTGCTTCTGCTCTTGCCTTTTCTACTGCTTCTTTCTCTGCTGCAATCTCAGCGGCTAGACGATCAGCTTCAGCTTTCCTATTAGCTTCAGCTACAGCTTCAGCTTTGGCTTTTTCTACCGCAGCTTTTTCTTCTGCTATTTGTTTTGCTAGAGCTTCAGCTTCAGCTTTCCTATTAGCTCTAGCTACTGCTTCGGCTCTTGCTTTATCAACCGCAGCTTTTTCAGCTGCTTGTTCTGCTTCTAAACGTTCTCTTTCAGCCTGTTTATTGGCTTCTCGTTGTCTTTCCGCAGCTTCAGCTCTTGCTTTATCTACGGCATCTTTCTCTGCTTTCAGACGTGCTTTTTCGGCTGCTGCTCTGGCCCTTGATTCTCTTTCTCTTCGTGCTCTTTCTGCACGTTGTCTGCCTTCAGCTCCTCCAGTGCCACCAGGACCGTCACCTCTTCTACCTCCGCCAGCACCTTTGCCAGAGCCACCACTATCGTTATAGTTGGGTAAGCCGCCAGGACCATCGTGTGGGGGGTTACTGTTATATAAATCAAGCTCT